CTTCGTTTTCCTCTATCTTCTTTGTGAGTTCTTCTTTACGCGCCCTATATGCATCAACAGCCGATTGTGCGTTCTGATACGCGGCGTTCAGTTCTTCAACTTTTCTCGCTTGCGTTGCTTGCAGGTCAGATAACGCTTTCTGCTTCGCCTGCAACGCTTCCATGCTGTTGGCGTTGTTCTTGTACTGGCTCAGGACAAGGTCGAGCGCAGATTTGTGATTTTTAAGTTCGGCATTGATTGATGCTATTGCTTGTCTATATTGCGCTTCACCTTCGATAGCAAGCCTTGTTGAAATAGTGCGCTGTGCCATTGTCCTTCACCTCTCTTTCATTTCACGACAGTTAATGCAGATTTCCGATTATAGTCCGCGATTTCTTCAGCTATAAACCTCACGATTCCCATACAGTCCCATAAATCAGGGATACGTTTTTCAAAAATCTTTTCAAAAGCGCCTTTTCCAAGTACTTTGTTGATATGTTCTGAATAGACCGCTATTGTCTCTTTTTTAGTTCTCTTGCCTTCCTGAAACTCTTTTACTACGTTGACAAGCGTGTCTCTCTGCTCTGCTAAGTCCTCACCAACAGCGGCATCTATCTCAAACACATTTCCTGCAATATCCAGTTTCAGCGTTCTGTCCCGAAACTCAAACTTGCCCATTATTATTTACCCTCCACTTCTTTGTATTGCTTTTCATACAAGGTTATCAAATCGAAAAAAGTACCGGGATTTAAGTCCAGCGTTTCTTCAACCGACACGCCTATGGCTATTCCGTTTTGGATATAGATTGACCTTTTGTAGCCCTTTTTTTTTGCTGTTTAAGTAGTATAAGGTCGATTTCTTCATCCCCGTCCTGTTGTTCGCGCTCGAGTCCAATATTTGCCGCGTCAATACATGCTTTCTGCAAATCCAAATACATAAACGGCATAGGGTCAGATGCCAGAAATTCATCTTTGTTAAACACGGGTACATCGTCAATTCCGTATTTCTTGCACTTCTTAGCCGCCTGTTCGGTCAGAATTTCGCTCACGCGCAGCGTATTGTAAGCACCTTCTTTTTGCGTTATTGACAAATCCGGCAACACGCCCGGCCCGAACTCGTCTTGAATTCTAAAAAGCGCTTCGCCATCGTACAGGAAATAGTATTCGGTTCCTAAAATGACAGCGCTCGTACCTCTCGCTATACCTATTGTGATAACTTTTCTCATGTTTTCACTCTCCTAAAAATGAAAGGGGGCATATAGCCCCCTCTTAATCACCTTCCGTTACCGTGACAGTTGCCACGTTGGACGTTACGCTCTCAAGCCCTTCGCAGCTTACCACGCAGTAGTAGTAATACGGGCCTCCAATCTTCGTCAAAGTAGTTGGAATCGTAAACGTCGCGCTCGTTGCTCCACTTACTGGCGTTCCGCCAACGGTTGACTTTGTTGTGTTCTCGTACCACTGATAAATCAGCGTCTTGCTTCCTGCGCTGGCTACGATTGAAAGCGTTTCTGAGATTTCGCCCTCTGTCACCGTCACGTCCTGCGGTTGTGTCGTGATGGTGATTTCAAGAGCGCCAAGCTTCTCGTCCAGCCACGCAATAGCTCCTTCCCTTGTGTCAAACTCCGCAGTAATACGCCACGGGGTTTCTTTGTGGAGAGGGGCTAAAATCGTCCAGTTGATAGGTACGTTCTGGAACGTGATAGACCCGCTTCTCGTCTGCGCGTTTTCGGACGCTAACGCCGCCTGTGCCTTCGGGAAGAAGTTAGCTTCGTAAATTTCTTTGCCCTTCCGCAGAATGTTACGAATGAAAGACAGCGCACCGTAAGGCGGCTCGTCGTCTACGCTATAACTAATCGACTTTTCAGCCTGGTCGTAAGTCGCGCCGTAGATTTCCGCAAGCGATGCTTTTGGGCAATCCGTTACCTCCATCGCAATCGCCGCAGACACGAACTTGTCCACCTTTTCCTGTAAAACATTATCGCCGTACAATTCGCCCGATGCGTTTGTGACCGTCAGGTTCCCCGATACCATCGGCCCAAGACTTACCGGCGATTCGTACGACGGCGGTGCAGAACTGGTTTCCTCTGTCGCGAACCTCGCGAACCGTGCATATTCGGCTCCAAATCCAGCCATGTATTTTTACCTCCTTGAATTTTTGATATTAAAAAAGGGCTTTGCGCCCTGTGTTACTGGTTTGCTTGCCAGTCGTGTAGTATTTTCGCTGCCGCTTCCGTTGCTTCACCAACCGCTTGCTCGTTTGCTGTTTTAATGAATGGTCGAGCAGGCTGGCCTTTTTTCCCGTACTCGTTGATGAACGCTATCTCGGCAATGCGGGTGCCATGCTGTGTACCCTTAAATACGACGTAGTGTTCGGCACCATCTTTAGTCCGCTTGAACTTGCCCTTTGAGACACCACCAGCAACACCGCCCCTATAATACGGGCCTTGTAACATGGTGCTGGCTGTCCGCTTTTGAGCCTCTACCACGATATCCGCTTGCGCCTCCATCATGGCCTGCATTACACTGTCCGGGATATTAGCTATGTTCTCCATCGAGATAAGCGTTTCGTGAAGCCCAGTGACTTCAATCCTCGCCACCGTCCACCACCTCAGTCGCCTCAAACTCGAACACCCAGTGCTGCCCGTCCTCGTCGCCCGCATCTGTCATGAACGGGTACGTAAACCCTGCGTTTAACAGCGCCATCTTAACGTCTTTCCGCAACTGTACGCTGTTAAAACCGTGCGGGCAGAACAAGTGCAGTTGTATCAGCGCTCGTTCGTGCTGTGGTTGATTGCATCCAAAATCATCCGGTATCGTGTTGTAGTTGAACACGAAATACGTCTTGTCCGGCCCGTTGTAGGTGTCCGGGTATACCTTGTACTCGAACGGCTCAAGCGCAAGCTTTATTCGCGATTCAATGCTCACCTCGCGCTCACCGTCCTTTGGACTTTGATTTCCAGCCACTGGTGGCGGTTCTCCACGTCGTCGATGGAGATTATCTCGTACGGTTCCGGGTCGCCAGCCTTTATAATCCTGCACTGTGGTGTGATGAGCGGGCTGTAACGCATGGTCAGTGTTGCGGGTTCTTTCAATCCAAGCCGCATCGCTTCATAGGTTTCCGTGCCGTGCACGTTCACCCACTTACAATGCCGGCGCTGGCCTTCGCCGAACACGTTTACCCACGTTCTGACGGGATAGCCGTCCGGGTCTTGGGTTTCTATGCATTTTTCAACGTATACGGCTGTGCGCAGTTCGCCCGGATTAGCTTTCTTCGCCATTCTCATCAACCTCGCATTGCAGTTGCAGGATGATACCCGCAAGCCCGTGGGCTAGCTTTGTCGCGTTACCCGTGGGCTCGCGGTTATCGTACCAATGCCCAACTAACATCATTTGCGCCAACCTATACAACGGTTTTTCGGCTTTCTTAGGGCTTATTCCCGCATTGGTAAGGTAGGCGCTGGACGCGTCTATCAACGCCTGGATTTGGTTGTCGTCCGCATCATCGTCAACGCGGAGATACTGCTTTACTTCATAAATCAGCGCCATACCCTAACCTCCTATTCGTCATCCACCATCAGCCCCGCCGCTTTGAGTTTTGCAAGCAGCGCGTTAAACTCCGCAACCGTTGGCGATACCGCTTCCTTGCTTTCGGCTTGATTAGCGGCCACCCTCGCGCCCAGCACTTTCCCCTGTTCGGCAGACAACGGCACGGCCACGCCACCCGTTGTTAAATCATTTACAATATCCGCTGTTGCCACTTTCTCGTCAACAAGGGTTTTCAAGACTTTCCCCTGCTTCGCAGACAGCGCCTTTCCCGCATCACTTGATGTTAAGTTGTCAATTATGGCGGCGGTTATAACGCCCTCAACAGTCGCGCCCTCTTTGATTTCAAGGGTGCCGCCGATGACTAACTTGTCGGGTCCTTCCGTATGGTTTTTTGCAGTATACATGATTCACCTCCCAAGATGGGCTTAAAGCCCCTCTTACACCACCGACGTTACGTCGATTTCGCCGTACACAAACGCGCCAGTGTCCTTTGCCTTGATGTTCTCGCGCTCAATTACGCGGATCTCCGTCCTGTCTTTCCGGAACGCCGTACCGCCCTCTCTGGTGGTATCAATCTGATACCCTTGGCGCTCGAACATGACGATACCTTCCTTGAGATCGCCCACAAAGATAGGCGCTTTCTTGGTCGTTGTCCCGGTCGTCGCCAGCACGCTGTTTGCAACCACTTCGATGGGTTTTCCAGCAAACAGTTTTCTCGACGGCTGCGTGATGTCCACCTGCAAGATGGGCTTGCCAGTGCCGTCCTCAAGCGTGTCGAGATAATGGAATCCGTCCTGATTCGTCACAATGACAGCGTTAGCCGCAATCATCGGGTCGAGTGTCTTGTTGATGGCTTTCTTAATGTCTTTGTAGTCGGCAAAGCTGACGGCAGTACCGTCTGTCAGTATGTCCAGTATCAGCGTGTTGCGGGTAACGATAGACTTCCGCGCAATCCAGTTCCGCAGATACGCTATGATGTTCTGGTCGCTGTCCTTTAGCAGATCGTTCGGCACAGGCAGCCAGCCTGCGTATTTCTTGATCGCGTAGGTCAGTGGCTCGAACTTCGGGTGATCCATCTCGTCAATGTCTGCCGTGTCGTCCGTGATGTTCGCAAACGGAGTCATGGTCGCAAGCTTCTCAAACACACGCGATCCGCTGGCCGTCGAAACTGGCACAACCTCAATGAGCGTTTCGAGCTGCGGCAGAGAGCGCTTATACTGATTAATCGCCGTCTGCACGTCCTCCGGCACCAACAGCCCGCCGTCCTCGCCTTCGGTAGCCGTCAGCGCGTTAACAGCGTCGCGCTCTTCCTGTGTGAGCGTCTGCCGACGGAACGCTTTGAAGAACGCTTTCCTGTAAAGCGCTTTCATCTCGTCCTGGTCTTTCTTCTCGCCTTTAGACACCTGCACGTTGTTCAGGTCGTCGGCTTCCAGTTTAGCCAACAGGTCAGCCTTTTCTGCCAACTTCTCGGCTTCCTTTACTTTAGCCTTGGCCTCCTCCAGCTTGTCCTCGCTCACAAGCTGCCGCGCTTCGTTTTTAAGCGCCTCAATCTGCAAACGCAGTTCTCTTTCCTCTCTGGTCATATTTCTTATTTCCTCCTGATTTTTTGATTAATTAAAAAGACCCCATTCATATGAGGTCGATTGAGATTAACAGTTTTTCTTTTTCGGTTTCGTTCTTTGGTTCATCAGCCTTCGGTTCCTCAGCGGGCGGTTCTCTCGGTGGCGGTTTCACCAGATTCAAGAACTTGCTTGGCACGCGTTGGAACTTGCTTATATCAACGTCAAGACCGTTTATGGTCATGACGGTACCGCTTCTAGACGCCGCCAAAGCTTTGCCTTCTTCGATTTCGTCCGCAAAACCCATCTCGACAGCTTCCTCAGCCGACAGCCACGTTTCGGCGTCCAGCAACTCTTTGATTTCATCGGTTGTTTTCCCGCTTCGTTCATAGGCCGGAACTATAACGCTGTCGGTTATCTTTTCGATTTCGTCTGCGTATTTGCGTAGTTTGGACGCATTAAAATAGCCAAGCAGGCCTATCATGCCGTTGTGAATCATCAACATTGAACCTTTCGGCATGATTATCTTGTCACCGGCCATCGCTATGACGGACGCGATAGACGCCGCCAGCCCGTCAATATAGACAGTCACTTTCGCGTTGTGCCGTTTCAGCATCGAGTAGATAGCCTGTCCGGCAAACACGTCGCCGCCGCTCGAGTTGATATACACGTCCAGTTCCGTTATATCGCCAAGCGCGTCGAGTTCTTCTTTAAACTGTTTAGGCGTGACCTCGTCCCCCCACCATGTGGAATCAGCTATATCGCCGTAAATCAATAGCTCGCCTTTCTTGTCCGTCTTCGCTTTGAACTCCCAGAACTTTTTACTCGCCATTCACCTCACCCCCTTTCTTGTACGCTGCGCCTGCCATTGTGATAGGTAGCATATTACCGTTCAGGAACAATTGATCGCCTCCATCCATCGGTGCGTCTTCTTCCAGCGCCCTTATTTCGTTAGGTGTCTTAAACCCGTTCTGTATAGCCCTAGCGTAGGCTTCGTAACGTGTTTTCGTATCCCCGCGCAGCATCACGTTAGCGTTGAATTTCGCATAGAAGCCGTCGCGGATTTCAGAATCGGTAAAACATTTGTGCACAATTTCCTGTTCGTACATCGTAAGAATCGCCATCAAAGTGTCCACGTAAAACTCGCGGTTCGCTTCGCTGGTTGACGCATAGGACGTTTTTTCTAAGTAATTGACCTGATGCAGCTTTATCCCAAACGCCGCAGTTATCTGCTGGATAGTCAGTTTGATATTTTCCAGAAACTGCGCATCCGTCAGTTTCATCGCGATGGGTTCGTATCTGTAGCCAACTGGCATGAGCGCAATCTTGTTCGCGTTTTTAAGCCCGCTGGCCATTTCCTCGAACTTCTCACGGAAAGTTTTTAACTGTTCCGGCCCGAGGTCGCCCACGTATTGCACAATACCGGACGTCGTCATGCCGTTCTTGAACGCGCTGTTTAGAAAATTACTCGCCGCTTTCCCGTTCTCGATTGTGCATTTAAGCATTTCAATCGGGCTTAAACCAACTATGCCGTCAGTAGTCAGGCCTTTGAAATGCAGGATTTTGTCGGGAATGATTTTGTACTCTTTTCCGAGGTAATCTTGGTACACATACCAAACCTTGTTTTTGCTCGACAGCAACCCCATATCGTCAACGTAAATTTTCATCCGTCTGCTGTCGAGCGGATAAAACCCTTGTATTATCCCTGAGCGCTTAATATCTATCCACGCATAAGC